CTGATAAGTGCCTCGTTTCTAGTCTCAAGACACTTCTCAAGCTTTCTCCAATTCTCAAATTTCCATCCATATCTAAATGGATCTTTTATGGAATTGCGAATAGCTTCCTCGCGGATTTGATGAACCTCCATCAATTCCTCTGCGGTCATTTCAGTAATTTCCTCATCCGTGGGGATAGGAAGAACTGGATGTTCAGTCCATTTTAACATTTTGCAAACCCCCCCCTAAATTGTTGAGCTTTTTCCATATAAGCACTTGCTGCTTCTTCTTTTGTTTTGAATCGCCCAATGTTTACGCTTTTTCTATCAATAGTTATTTGCGCTCTCCATCTTCTTGTAGCTTTACAAAAAGTAACTCCCTTAATGCCAGAAGTGTTATTTTTGTTTTTACCTCGATTAAACATGTTTTCAGACCTGCTTGCAATTCTAATATTTGCAATCCTGTTATCCGACTTGTTTTCGTTAATGTGGTCAATGTCGCCACAGGGAAAACTTCCGTGGCAAAACGCCCAAGCTAATCTGTGAGCGTAGTATTGTAATCCATTAATCCAAATTGATGTATATCCGCGCCAATTTGTGTTTCCTGCAACACCACCAATATTATTTGTTTTGGTTTTCACCTTCCAAACAAAAATTCCAGTTTCGGGGTTGTAATCCAAATATTTGAATATATTATTGACATCAAGCAATTCTTCTGACTTATTTTTTCCAGCACTTTTCATACTTATTTATGTATTGTGTTAAAGCGTTAACTAGACCACACATCTAGTTGACGCTTGTTTTTTATCAAGATTCTTTAGTTACGTCAACAAATTCAACGTCAATTACTTTTTCTTTTATTTTGTTTGCAATTCTAGCTTTTGCTTCAGAGATCATTTTTGCAGCGTCATCAATACTTGCTCCCTTGCGATGCTCAACCACGGTCGTTGCCATGCCAGTAAGCTGTGCTGCCTTATCTGTGAGAATGCCAACGGTAATCGCCAGCTTCTCAGGGGAGATTTTGGCAAGGCTATCAGGATCGTCAAATAGCTGACCAGCACGTTCAAACAATAGATCAGTGTATTCCTGCGCTGCGATAGCGTAACGCATGGAGAACTCCTTGCGTTTTGTCTCTAGGGTGTCGTTATGCCGCCATTCTAGTTGGCGAATAGTCTCCCTGCCAACTCCAGTCTTCTTGGATATTTCGGTAATCTTGGCTCCTTGAGATAAGAGAAACAATGCTAATGCAGCCTTGTGCGGAGCGTAATGTTCTATGTTGTTCCGTGGCAGCAACTTAGCACGCTCTCTTACCTCAAGAAACCACTCGCTCTTGTCGGGACGATCATCGTAGTAATTGTCTTTTAGTTTCTGGAGTTGTTCTTCATTCATGGCGAATGGGATCGAATATTACTTTGATCCAGAATTCAAGTTTTGTTTTCGTTGAATGTCAAATTTTTGATTTAATCTATCAAATTCAGGATTGTAATTTGCACTTTGTTTTTCCTCAAGTTGTTTTGCGTCAAATTGTTTTGCCATGTTAATCAACTCAGCAGAGAACTCTGGATCACTGGATGCTTGGTGAGCTAGTGCGGTCGCCCCAGTTCTACTCAAGAACATCTGCTTTGCCATTTGGTTGTATGCGTCATTAGCCCTGCCAGGAATAGCAGTCTTAGCAAGAGCCGATTTAACCATATTGCTATTAACGCCAGATGAGAGCATTGCAGTAAGAAATCTATTTCTGGTTGAATCAACCATTTTTTGAAGTGATACGATTACTGTTCCGCCTTGTGGGCTTCCAATCATCCTGAAAGAAGATCCTGTTTTTGCAACGTCAGCAATAGCGTTTGCTTCGGCTGTCGCAGCCAAGTCATAAAGGAAATCAGCTTCTTCCTTGCCAAGCACGGTTTGTAGCTTTTTGGCAAATGTAGTCACGTTACCGCTAGATGGTCGATAATCGTTCATGAATCTCTTTGTGTCGAAAATCGCTTTGAAAGGGACGTTTGCATTTGGATCGCCACCTGAATAAGCATCAAGAAGCTCTCGTTTGAAATCTCCTTTGTAAAGATTTCTTGACTCTAGTGACGACTTGCTTAATTGAAACATTGCGTTTTGAGTGTCTTTAATAGTGCTTGACGGAGACAATATTGATTTTGAAAGAGCATCTGCATCAATGTTTTTGAAGTCTCCTTTTTCCGCAAGACTGAATATAGTTGATCGTGTTAGTGCTGCTTCTTCTTTTTCTGCTTGAATCCTCTTCGCTATTGTTTTTGCTAGAGATTTTCTCTCAACTTCAGAAAGAGGTTTCCCCATTTTTTGCAAATCATCCATTGTCAGTTTGCTTGAGCCAAGATCACCAATGTTTTTAAGGTTGTTATTCAAATCAGAGATTGCTCTCAATTGAGCATCAGCTTGTCCTCCAAAAAGAGTTCTTACTATATTCTCATCCGCCTTGATACTTCTTGTTCCTTTTCCACGCAAACTTGGCTTAATGCCGATTTCATTCATGTATTCCAACTGGAGTAATCCAAGAATTTTATTAGTTTGCCCAGCTTTAGTTGGGTCAGCAACTTCAAGTTCACGCAAAGATTGAACAACCTTTTTAATTGTTTCTGGTTCACGCATTACTGCTGCTACAATAGCTCTTGGATTTGTGCTTTGTTCGCCACCAGCCTCCTTCAATATACCACCAAGAAGATTGTTATTGTATTTTTGACGAGTTTCAACCTCATCTGCATATTTACTAAAAAGATCTCCAACATTTACATCTTGTCCATTAGGAAGTTTTGTATCAATGGAGTTGAAAACATTTCTGCGATAACGGGACAAGCCTGATGCGATTTTATTAGCGAATACGTCTCGACTTTTCCCACTAGATGCATTATCGGATTTCGCTTCTTGGAAATTTTTTATAAACTCATCAAAGTCTTCTGATCTTAACGGTTTAGATAATAATGTAAGATCATCAATCTCTTTACGCAAATCCTGAGGGATATTTAAATTCTGTTGATTTAATATTGCTGCTTTTGCCTCTGCTGCCTTAAGAAGCTCTGGAGCATCTCTCCGTATTCTTAAGCGACTAATTACGCCTTCAGCGGCAGATCTATTAGCTGCTCCAGATGGATCTGCTTGTCTGCTTATTGCAAAAACTTGATCCAGCATTTCTTCTGGAGTTACGCTGAATCCAGCATTATCAGCTAAATCAAAAATTTGTTTGCGTGCTGTTTTGACGTTTTCTATTGCTTGTGTTCTAGCGTCTTTAATAGAACTAAATAATATTTTGCCAAGTTCATCTGTATCACTTAACGCGCCTCTTGTCTGACGATCTAACGCTCCCTCAATAAGTCTAGCATTTCGTCCAGTTGCCGATGCAATCTGTTGAGCTAAAGCTTTTTTTTGCTCTTCTTTCTGCAATGCAATATCTGCATAATTGTTTGGATTTGCTGGAATGTTTGCTTTCCAATCGTCCGATAGTCGCAACAATGTTTCTTGAGTTTTACGGGCAGACGATGCAATGTTAGATGTTGGATATATTCCAGCAAGTTCAGATTGAGCTTCTAATCCTACTGGACCAGCTAACTTAGCACCAAACGGAACATTTACTTCACCAGCTACTCGACCTTGTTTAGCTGCCAATCTTTGTTCTCTAACCATTAAGTTTTCTGCTGACCTCTCAAGGTTTTGGGCAAACTCATTAACAAACTCGTCACCTATTCTTGATGCTCTAAATGCTGGAACAGCAACATCAGTAATACCACCTATACCAGCACCGATTACAGCTTGAGTTCCCCGTCTTGCGATTGTTCCGCCAATATCAGGCTTAAGACCATAAGCGTATCTTAATCCTTCATCCATAAGCGCACCTGTTCCTGCTCCAGCGGCGGAAGATACTCCGACTGCCGTTATTGGACTTTTTGTTGCGCCAAGTGTTCCTAGGAATGTCCCAATCTCTACTGCTGTTGATGGAATTTCAGCGGCTACTCCTGCAAGTCCTGCTACTCCTTTGTTTAGTGTTGTTTTTACACTACCATCAGGTTGAGTAATTAAGAACTCAGTGTTTCCAGCGACATCTATTGGTCTTACATTTCCTTCTCCAAAGTAATTTGTCAGGAGTTGCGCTTTACTTGTTGGATCGTAAAGCGTTTCTACTTGTGCCATTAGCGAAGTAGGTAGTTTTTCAGCTTCAACACCTGACGCACCTACTGGTGCATTATAAAGCTCGCCAATAATTTCGCGTTTTCTTGCCATTTGCTGTTCGCCAGATGGTTGTTGCGTGTCATATACTGGTGGATTTGCACCAAAGCCACCACGTCCATACATAGCAAAGTAGTTGACTGAAGGGCCAGTCGTTGGAGCGTCAAGTTCTTTGCTAAGTGCTTGGATTCTTTGCAGCTCTGGCTTCTTCTCTTGCTCTAAGATGTCAGAGTATTGATTTTGAAGGAAATCTTCACGCTCCTTCATTGCCCTCAAGTCATTGAGCAACGTATCGTAATCACTATTATTTCCAGATGCTTTTGCAGCATCAAGTCTTTGAGCAATTACCTTGTTCGTTTCCGTAATTTTACGAAACTCATCTTCAATATCGGCTTTAGTTTGTTTTAATTCGCTCATTTGACTCCGTATTTTTCGTAAATGTTGCTTGACCCGCTAGTTGGAACACTTTCTGGCGCAGTTCTCGATTTAATTTCACCTTCTTTATCTAAATACTCAGTAGGCGCATTAGCCATAGCTTGGCTAAATTGTGATTGAGTAATCTCACCTTTATCTAGCTTGGATTTAAGCACTCGTTCTGATCCATAAATAAGATCATGTTGGAGATTCTTTAATCTGATCAATTCACGCTTAAACGCTGCTGGACTTTGGGCATTTCTAAGTGCTGTTACAGAAGATCGTAAAACAGCCATGTCTTTATCAGACACATTGCCAAGTGCTGCACCAGTAGGATTATTCGCCCTCATTTCTTGAATGCCAGAAAGTGTAAGCATTGAATTAACTCGATCAATAATGTCTTTGGTTTCAGCTTGTTGAGTTGCAGGAATTTGTTCAGCAACCATACGACCAGTCGCCGCAAGAACTCCAGGAGCCATTGACTCTGAAGCTTTTTCAAGCAAATTGAGGTCTTGCGTAAGCCCCATAGCTTTATCAATTTTGGCATCTTCTGCTTTTTGTGCTTGAGCTGCTTTTCCGCCAAGCGAAATATCACGTTTTGTTACAGTTCCATCAGAATTAAAAATTATTTCTTCTCCTTTTTGTGGAGCTAGAGATTGGATGTCAGTAACAAAGATTTGACCATTTTCTGCTGGAGTGCCACTTATTTTGTATCCTTGCTGAATTAGCTTACTAACTTCTTCTGGAGACATTACTTGCCCTTGTTTTTCATCAGCTTCTACTGGAATTGCATACGAAGGAACTGATGCATTTGGTTGCGATCCCTCAAATGGAAGCAATGTAGGCACTTGGCTTTCTACTCCAGTATTAAGTGGTGGCAGCAAACTTGTATCGTTAGTATAAAGATTGTCAGTAGGAAGCTCTAATGCGTTAGCGATTGCATTAGATTTACCTTGAAGTCCACCTGTCGCCTGAGGAGTAGGTAAGCTTGCGGCAGAAGCAATTCCTGATGCTGTCGCAGAAGTTCCAACAACTGTTCCATCGGGTCTTGTTCTCGTTCCTGTTGCTGGGTCGAAAACAACTGGCACCTTGTATTGTTTGCCATTTATTGTTTCAACAATCTCACCTTGTTGGAGATTTACATTTCTTTCTCCTGTAGTGTTCCTTGCTTCCATTGCAGCTTTCTCAATCAGCATAGCCTGATTCTTATCAAATCGACCAAACACATTAGGAATCATCGCTTTGCCTTCATCCAGCAATGCTGCTTTCTCAATAGGACTAAGGTTAGGGTTATTGTATGATTCTAGGAATGGATTTAGCGTTTCTTCCACTCCTTTAATCTGATACGATTTACCTAGGGTGATCGCAGCTTCAATAGACTTGGCAGACG